CTGCGGGCGCGTGGGCCCCCGCCCGGACGGCAGCCCATGGTCGAAGAAGGGCGCCCGGCTCGCGTGGCGCGCCCTCCAGGACGTCGCCGGCGTCCACAAGGAGGATGGCGGCTACTACCTCGTCCACGAGGCCCGCCACTCGACGGCGACGCTCCTCATGGCCGCCGGCGTCCCCGCCACCGTCGTCATCGCCATCATGGGCCACACCGCCATCACAACCTCCATGGGCTACCAGCACGCAGACCTGGACCAGGCCAGGGCGGCGCTCGAGGCGGTCGCGCCCCGCCTGGGACTGACCGCCTGACCCCGACACAGACTGAGGCCCCCACCGTCACGGTGGGGGCCTCTCTGCGTCTCTAGGGGGCTACGCCATCGCTAGTGCGTGGCGGCGCCCCCTTCGGCGGGGGGGGGGTGTCTTCTTTGCTAGGCGCTTCTCGGCGCGCTCGACGATGTCCAGGACGCTGACGCCGAGGGCTCCGGCGAGTTCCACGAGGGCTTCGATGGTGATGAGGCGTTCGGCGTTGAGCAGTCTCCAGGTTGTGGCCCTGGAGAGGCTGACGCGTTCCACGAGGTCATCGAAGGTGACTTCCTGGGCTTTGCGCTCGGCCCGGAGTTCGGCGGCGACGGCGGCGTTCAGCCCTTTGGTGGGGTCCTTGTCGATGTTGGCCATGCATCCACTATTCCATATGGGGAACAAGGTCGCATTTCGGTAACGCGGCTCCCAGGAAGTTGCCAGTTATCCATATGGAGCACTAAGTTATCCATATGGGTAACGCACCGATGACCGCCCGCCTCGCGGAGGTCCTGAACCGACAACTACAGGAATCCAACCTCTCGGTTTCCGAAACCAGCCGGAAGACCGGCATCCCCTATCCAACCCTCTACCGACGCCTCCACAACGCCGGCCACGGACTAACCATCGACGAAACCGAACGCCTCGCCGGAGCCCTCAACACAACCCCCACCGACCTACTCAACCAGGCCAAGTAACCCCAACACCCCACCCCACCATCTCTAGGAAAAGTCCCATGTGCAACCCCACCACCCAGCGCCCCATCAGCGAAGCGCTCCCCCTCGTGAACGCCCTCATCGCCGAGGCCGAACGCAACTGCATCGACATCTCCCACTACCACGTGCACGCCCTCCCCGAGGGGCGCTTCGACATTGCCCTCTACGCCTACGACGGCGCACGCGAAGCCCTCTGTGACCTCCTCGGGCTCCACACCCTCCACGAGCACTTCGACCCCATGATCCCCGTGGACTACGCATGCTCGCGCACTGCAGTCCGCAAAGTCGGCCGCTGGCTCATCACCTCCGCATGGGGCGGCTACGACGAGCACTCCGACTTCCCTCTCGACGTCGAGGCGGCCGCGGCATGACCACCTACGCGCTCGCCGCCCTCGCCGTCGTCGCCATCCTCGCCGAGCTTGCCCTCAGCGCCACGCTCGGCCACCACACGGGCGTCCTGCTCCTCGCCGCCGCCCTCACCGCCGCCACCGTCACCCACACCATCCGCACCGAGAAGGAGCCCCGCCGATGACCGTCGTCCTTACCTACACGCTCGCCGGGGCCGCCGCAGTCACCGGCCTCTCCGTTGACTACATCCGCAAGGCCGTCAAAGCAACCGACCCCGACTTCCACCTCCCCGCCCGGATGGCCGGCACCAAGTACCTCATCCGCAAGGACGACCTCGAAGCCTGGATCGACCGCCTCCCCGAAGCCTGAAAGGAACCCCCGTGACCATCTCCCCGATCACCAAGATCACCCCCATGGGCGGCAACGAGTACCGCTACCTGTGGCGAATGCTCCCCGACGTGCCCGTGGTCCACCAGCGCGGCGAAGCCACCGCAGACCTCATGGACCTCCTCCGCACGCTCGGCATGGTCCTCCTCTCCGACCCCAGGGCCTCAATCCAGCACGGAGCCCAGCCCATCCTCACCCTCACCATCCGCGCCCGCTACGCCACCAACACCGAAGCCAAGCAGTTGCAGCAACCCCAGCACCCCCAACACAACGACCAGGAAGCCAAAGCAGCATGACCACCCCATCCACCATCCACCCCAAGGAGCGCGGCTCAGTCCGCGCCACCGACCCCATCACCAGCCAGTGGGCCGCCGACAGCATCGCGGACGCCACCACCTCGCAGGACTTCGTGCTCATGGTCCTCCGCGACTTCACCCGCCCCGGCCCGTTCACGCTCGCCCACGTCGTCGCCAACACCGCCGGCGTCCTCTCCCCGTCCCGCGCACGCACAGCCGTGCGCGAGCTTCAGGACAAGGGCCTCATCGAGGAGACCGGCGACTACACGCTCACCACCTCTGGCCGCAAGGCGCGCCTCCTCACCCTCACCAAGCAGGGGAGGGCCGCCGCATGACCACCCTGACAATGGAACAGCGCCGCACCGACTTCGAGGCCATGCTCAGGCGGGCTGACGTGGCTCGACGGGCAGTCAGCAAGTCCTGGACGACGGAAGGGGGCACACCGGGGAAGCCCCTCGCCAGCCTCGCCCGCGACGTCGCCGAACTGTGCGCCTCCTGGGCAGCCGCAGCCAAACGCGCCAAGGAGGGCCACCCACCCAGCGACCAGGCGAAGAACCTCGCCGTCCTCGTCGCCGCACGCTGCCTCCACATCATCTGTAGCGACGAAGACCTCTCGGACATACCCCCAGGCGACCTCTTGGCCGCCATCACCAACGACGCAGAGGAGTGGTTCGGAGCTCACGCGGACGAGTGGCTGGACCTGGAGGTCAACCCCTGCGTGCGAGCCCAGTGCCTCATCCAGTGTCTCGGCCAGGTCGCCAGCGCGTGGCCAATCACCCCTGACTGGCCATCCCCCTACGGGTATGACCTCATCGACTTGAAGTTCGGCTCCCTCGTGCGTCTCGCCTTCGAGGCCGTGTGTGCGGCGCTGGCTGCCGAGCGCGGCCTCTGGCAGGAGGAGGAGTCGTGAGCCGGCTCCTCTTCCTGGGGGCGATCCGCCACCACATCGTCGACGTCGAGCAGGCCGCCGTCATCCTCGGCCAGCGCTACTACACGGTGACCCGCATCTGCGAAGGCTCAGCCATGGTCGAGAGCGAGTCCAAGCTCGCCCTACGCAGCAAGCCCATCGAGGAAGCCGACCTCACCAACCCGCTCACCTGCCCCGACTGCGCCACCGCCCACCAGGCCCCCGGCGACGGGGAGGCCATGGAAACCATCCCCCTCTTCTGACCCATGATGCAGCCCAGCCTCCTCGACCTCCTAGAGCCTGCCCCGCCGGCCATGGTCCACGCGCTCATGCCGAACATGGGCCTGGCCTGCGGGGCCGACCTCCTCACCCTCCTACGCCAGCCACACGACCGCGGCCGCGTCTACGCCATGCGCTACGAGCAGGTCACCTGCGACGCCTGCAAACAGGCAGCCGAACCCCACGGCGGCCTCTGGGCCTGGTGCCGAAAGCAGCAGGGGAAGATGGCATGACCATCAAGCTCGGAGAGATCTGCGCGGGCTATGGCGGGCTCGGCCTCGGCCTGGGACTCCTGGCCGACGTCGATACCCGGTGGGTCGCCGACGTTGACGCCGGCCCTTCCAGGATCCTCGCCCGCCACTGGCCCCAGGCCCCCAACCTGGAGGACATCACCCGCATCGACTGGACCGCCGTCGAGCCCGTCGATGTCATCGCAGGGGGCACCCCCTGCCAGGACCTATCTAACGCCGGCCACCGCGCCGGGATGAGGCCAGGCACCCGCTCAGGAATCTGGGAGGCCATGGCCCACGCAATCAAGGAGATCGCCCCGAATGTCGTCGTCTGGGAGAACGTCGCCGGTGCCCGCTCAGCGGCCGCCTATAGCCGTCTGGAATCCGGTTCGGGATGTCTGGGAGGGGGGGCAGACCGACCTGTTCTCCGGGCTCTCGGACGTGTGGTCGGAGACCTGGCCGGCCTCGGGTATGACGCGGCGTGGGAGTCTCTACGGGCTTCCGACGTCGGAGCCCCACACCGCAGGGAGCGGGTCTTCGTCCTCGCGTGGCGTCCCGACGCTGCCGACACCCTCCGCATCCTGCGCGACCGGCCCGGGAGAGCACGGGGACGGCGGCATGAACCTACAGACAGCCGTCGAACGCCTGACCGTTCGCCCTGGCTGGAGTACGCGCCGGCGATCCACCTGTGGGAGGAGGTGACGGGGCGTGAGGCCCCGCCGCCGACGGAGACCGGCCAGCGCGGCGGGGACGTCCTCTCCCCGCGGTTCGTCGAATGGATGATGGGCCTCCCCGCCGGGCACGTCACGGACACGCCTGGGCTCTCACGGTCACAGGCACTCAAAGCCCTGGGGAACGGAGTCGTCCCCCAGCAAGCAGCACACGCAATCAGCCACCTAGCAGAAACGGCACTCAACCATGGATTCATTTAGTTTCTTCGTCCCCGGTGAGCCGATCACCGAGGGCTCCACGCGAGCGTTCGCGTCTGGTCAGCGCGTCGTCGTCACCCACGACCGGGGCCCCGAACTCACCGCCTGGCGCATCAAGGTCGCGCACGCCGCCGAGGCCGCCGCCGAGGCCGCCTACTGGGAGCCCCGCCACGACGGGCCTGTCGAGGTGTGGGCAGAGTTCCGCCTCCCACGCCCCAAGAGCGCCCCCAAGTCCCGCAAGCACGCACAGACGAAACCCGACCTGGACAAGCTCCAGCGTGCTATCGGGGACGCCCTCGCCCCCTACAAGCGCCCCGGCGTCCTGCGTGATGACTCCCGGATCGTGGCGTGGTCCGCGGTCAAGCGCTACGCCGACGACGCGCATCCCGTCGGCGTCATGGTCCGCGTCTCGAAGGCGCAGGACCACCTCACCGGACAGTCCCTCACCAGCCTCGACGACATCCGTAACACGCCAGCCGGCGCGACCATCATCGACGCTGACGGCCTGACGTTCAGCCGCCGATACGGCGAATGGGCCATGCACGGTAACGAGTACGGGTACGCGGACCACCAGATCGACCTGCCCGCCACCCTCGTCGTCGTGGATGGGATCTGATCGCCATGACCGAGGTGATTCACGAGAGGTCCCCCAGGTCGCGGGGGCGTGTCCGGTGCGATGACTGTGGCCGCCGCATCCCCAAGGGGGAGCGGTACAGGCGGGCGACTGCCGTTGACGGCAGCATGATCTGGGACTGGCGCGAGTGCCAGCCCTGCAAGGACGTATCCGGCTACGTCGCGAGCTGGAGGGGGCCCTACAGCGAAGACTGCTACGCCGATGACTTCTACGAGTGGGCGCAGGAGGCCATGGGTGGTACCAGCGCCACCGGCTCCCTGTTCCTGCTCGAGACCTTGGGCATGTGGGTGCACTACCTGACTGACCTCGCCGAGTCCGCCGCCGCGTGCGCAGCCGCCGACGCCGACCCCGCGCAGGCGTGGGACGACGAGGCGTGGGCGGCCTTCACCTGGCGCATGCAAACCAGTCCCGTATTTAATGCTAGGAGTAAATGATGCGGATTCGGAGCATCAAGCCGGAGTTCTGGTCGAGCCCGGACATCGCGGCCCTGTCGGATAGTGACCGACTGCTGTTCATTGGGCTCTGGTCCTATGTGGATGACCATGGTCGGGGCCGGGATGACATCGCGTTGATCGTGGCCGCCTTGTATCCGCACGACATGGTCGCGAATCCTCTCGACACTGTCGCGAAGGTTCGCGACGGTCTCGCGAGGCTTTCCGAAGCGGATCTGATTCTCCGCTACACCGTCGCATCTAGGACCTATTTCCTAGTGACGGGATGGAGTAAGCACCAGCGGGTAGATAAACCGAAGGCGTCACGCATCCCCGCACCCGAAGAGGAGGGCACCACCACTTTCCCGCAGAACGACGCCAATCGCGAAACCGTCGCGACAATTCGCGACACTGTCGCGACACCTCCCGACATCCTCGCGCCTGGAACAGGGGAACAGGGGAACAGGGGAACAGGGGAACAGGGGAACAGTGAAGCGATCGGCGACGCCGATCTGCGCGCCGTCGAAGACCCCCGCCCCGACGTCGATGCCGTCTGCGACGCCATGGCCGCGAGCGTCCAGCGTCGCACCGGACGCACTCCACGCGTCACTGCCGCCTGGCGCACGCAGGCCCGCCTCATGATCGACCGCGACGGCCGCACCGTCGAAGAGATCACCCGCATCATCGACTGGGCCGAGGGCAACGACTTCTGGCGCGCCAACGTCCTCAGCGTCCCCAAGCTCCGCCAGAAGTTCGACACCCTCCGCCTCCAAGCCCAACGCCCGCAGGGGCGACCGCAGGGCGGGCAGGTGTTCTACGACCTGGCCGAGCAGTTCGCGAAGGAGGGCCTGTGATGGCTACAGCGACTGGCGTGAGTCTGGCGATTGGCATCCTCGTGGACGCCGGGATGCTGCCCGGCATCGTTGACGCCGAGGGTGGCAAGCGGCGCATCCGCGCCTGGATGACGCTCCTGGATCAGGACATGACCGACGAGGTGCTCGCGGAGGCGGTTCGCCGCGTCGCGTCCGGTGACGTCGAGACCTACGGGGCGGCGAAGCCGCAGCACGTGAACCGGGCCGCGAAGGCCGTCCGGGGCGAGCGAATCCGGGCCTGGCGCGAGCGGCACAGCCTGCCGACGGAGGGCCGCACTGGCTTCGAGCAGTCGGCGTACCTGCGGGGGTTCCTGCGGGCGATCGGAAACGGTGCGGCCGACGTGGATGCGGACCGGCATGGGCGCGCTGCGTTGGCACAGGCGGTTCAGGTGGCTGAGCTGGAGCCGGCGACGCCGCTGCCGGAGGTGCTGGCCCGGATGGATCACGCCCTGGGTGTGGGGCGCGTGCCGTGGGCCGACGCGCTTCCGCCAGCCAGACCGGTGGCGGAGTTGACAGCCCCGCCGTCGGAGGCTTCGTCGGGCGATGGTGCGGCTCGGGCGCGTGAGGTGCTGGCCGCCCTGGCGCGTTCGTCGCACCCCAGGGGTGACGGCGAGGGCGGGAGTGCCCCGAATCGTGCGCGTAAGGCCCCTAGGACGGCCTAGCACCCCTTCGTCTGTGTCCGCCTAGGGCTGCCCGTTTTTGGGTTGCCTGAGGGGCCTTAGGGGCTTCCGAGCCCCCGTCGTCACGATTCGGTAACTGGGGTGCTTACGGCTTGCACGTGCTCCATATGGAGCACTAGGTTATCCATGTGGGTAACGCGGGCACCCCAACCCAACCCACCCAATCCCCAGATCAAAGGACCATGAAAAATGAAGGTCAACCTTCACCCCAAGCGCTTCAACGTCGAAGGCATCCAGTGGCCAGCCAGCGACCTGGCCACCGTCAAGGAGGTCTACGACGATGCCGTCACCACCTACGGCGACAAGGCCCGAGACCTCCTCAACCGCAGCGGCAGTGACCCCATCGGTGCGATCAGCCTCCTCATGCTCGCCGCCGACCAGCGCAAAGCCGCCGAGAAGGCCGCGGAGCCCACCCTCAGCGAGCAGGCCCTCGCCGCCACCGTCCGCGAACAGCGCGACACCATCGACACACTCACAGCAGAGCGCGACAAGTTCGAGGCACGGTGGAAGGAAGCCGCCGACCGTGGCGCCCACATCCTTGCTGAACTCTGCCAGCGCGAGGAGAACGCCGACCGGATCACCCGCCTCGAATCCATCCTCTGCGCCGTCACCGCCGCCAACTGCGGACGAGCCCGCATGTACGTCGAGGACCTCCAGGTCCTCCCCATCGGCACCGTCGTCCGCGACGAAGCCGGCCGAGCCTGGACCCGAGTCGACGACGAAGACGGCGGAGTCTGGGCCACCCCCACCAGGGACGACACCCTCTCCTCCAATGACCTCGCCGAGGAGACCACCGCCTGGATGGCGTGGGTGGCGGACAAGTGACCCGCCTCGACCACATCGGCGGCGACGGCGTGGATGTCGGCGACGCGGCCGAGTTCCTGTGCGCCTGCGCCGACTACCAGGACTCGGAGGCCGCAGCCCTCGATGAGCGGGACCGTCAGCGGCGCGGGGCCGGCCGGATCGACGCCCACACCCCCTGGGGTGCTCTCGGCCGGCACGCAACCAACCGGGCCAGGCTCCTCGACTCGCTCGCCAACCTCCTCTACGTCGACACCGACCTCCTCATCGACGGCATCTAACCCCCCCCATCCCCGAAAGGAACACCCCATGGACACCAGCACCTCCACCCTCTTCCTCTACGAGTCCCAGTGGATCCCCACCTGGGGGCCCATCGGCCGCCGCCGGGTCCGCAAGCTCGAGCGCGCCGGCTGGGAGCACGTCGGCTCCCTCCCCACCGGCCTCATCCGCCGCGACCACTGCCTCATCCACCTCACCGTGAGGGGCGACCGGTGAACGACCACTACCAGCCGAAGCCCGGCGACCTCATCGCCTACGAGGACCCCCACGGCATCTGGCACATGGAACGGGCCACTGAGGACACGGCGGAGGCCATCGCCTACAACCCCCGCGTGATCCTCCTGGAAGCCGCCCCCGAGGAACCCGCGCCGTGGCCGACCGCGCCCATGATCCTCGTGATCGACGGTGAGCGGCACGCCACCGGCAAGCCCGGGGACATGACAGCGAAGCCCATCAACGGGCAGGTGCTCCTCCGCACCCCAGAGGGCCACTACCGGGGCGTCACGTCCCGGCTCGTCAAGCAGTCAAGGGGCGACCAGATCCGCAAGTGGATCGACCTCGCCGCCGTCGAAGACAAGGCGCTCCGCGACCTCGGAGAGATCGCCGTCAACGGCCCGCTGGCCGCCCTCGACGGCGCTATCAGCGACGTCCTCACCAGCGCCGAGATGGTCAAGGACGGGAGGTACCTCCAGTGAGCCGCAGAATCGACTGGAGCATCCCCCAGCACTGCGGCGACTGTGGGACCCTCATGCGCCCCCGGAGCGCCGACGTCGAAGACTGGCCCGGCAGTCGCCCCTATCACGGGAAGGGGCTCTGTGCTCGGTGCAGCAGCGCCCGCCGCGCCGCCGAATGGCGCAGAAGCAAGGGCGTCCAGCCCAAGGCCGCCCGGCGCAGGAACCCCACCGTCGCCGAGTTGGCGGCCGCCGGCCACCCGTGCGTCTCCCCAGCCCCTATGCCCAGCCGCGTAAGGAGCTACCCGCTATGAGCCTGACATTCGACGAAGCCCGCCACCGCTACAGCCTCGACGGACGCCCGGTGACGGGGGTGACGACGATCATCGGGAAGGGGCTCCCCAAGCCGGGGCTCCCGTACTGGTCCGCGAAGGTGGTCGCTGAGGCCGCCGCCGACGAGGCGGTCACCCTCGCCGCGACCATCGGCGCGCAGGGCCGGGATGCGGTCGTGAACCGGTTGAAGCGCACCCCGTGGCAGGCCAGGGACCGGGCTGCCGTGCGCGGCACGAGGGTGCACGCCCTCGCCGAGCAGGTCGCCCTCGGAGAGGCCGTAGACGTCCCCGCCAGCCTCGCCCCCTACGTCGAGGGGTACGTGGACTTCCTCGACGAGCACGACGTCGAGCCGATCCTCACCGAAGCCCGCCTGGCGAGCCGCGCCCACTGGTACGCGGGCACCGCTGACCTCATTGCCCGCATGGGTGGTGAGACCTGGCTCCTCGACCTGAAAACGTCCAACAGCATCCACGGCTCCTATGCGCTCCAGTGCGCCGCCTACGCGCGTGCCGAGTTCCACCTCGACGCCGACGGGGCCGAGCAGCCCATGCCGCCCATCGACCGGATCGGGGCCATCCACGTCCAGCCCGACGGCTGCCGGCTCGTCGAGTTCCCGTCCGTCAACCACGCCTGGAACGCCTTCCTCGCCGTCAAAGCCGTCGCCGACCTCACCACCACCATCGACTCCTGGGGAGACCACAAATGACCGACCTCACCACCACACAGCCCGCGAGCGCCGACGCCGTAGCGCCAG